CATATTCTGACTCCATAGCTAAGTCCATAAGCTTAACTGTGCCGATAGCACTCTTATGGAAAACCACTGCGGCTGTGTTTGAGAAGTCACCGTTGTATGTATTGTTCTCACCAGTAGATGAAGCACCTGACTGGTCTGTAAAAGCAGAAACGGCTGTGTTTGATTTCACAATGTTAATGCCTGCTACTTTAAGAACTGTACCTTCTGCATATACACCATTGGCTCCGCCAAAATCTCTATTTAAAACTTTGTCGTTTTCTACAATGTTGTAATAAGTTGCAGGTGGTACTACACAAAACCTGTCTGTCTCAGGTACATCTTTCTCATCTAAAGCTTGAGCAGCATCAAAGATTGATGTGATTAATGAAGCAGCATTTGTTTTAGCATCTGCATCTGTAATCACTTCACCACCATTTTCACCATTAACAGTTGTAGCTGCTTGCGCTGCTAAAATTGATAATTGTAATAAGTGTTGGTCTACTGTTCTTGCAAGTGCATTACCCATTTCATTTGAGTAAATGCTTCTTACATCATAGTGATTTTTCGCTTCATCTAATTGAGCGATAAATGAGTCTGAAATGAGAAGGTCATCTATAGTGATTACTCTCTCGTTATGTTTGATGACGGAACCGTTAATCTCGTTTCCAGGTGTGTGATAGGCTGCTGTTGTCTTACCGACTGCAGGGAATTGTGCTGATTTTCCTTGAGAAATTGTTCTCACGGAAGTCATTCCAAGCATTTTATTTTGCCTTGCAAATGCAGCTAACACCTCAGAACTGAAAACTTTGAGAAACAGAGCATTATCGTCACCACTATTATCTGCTTTACCTAAAAAGCTGACTGTTGCGTTTGACATATTATTGTCTCCTTATTTGTTTTAGTTGTTGTTGTTTAACTACACCTACTTAAATCACGCTGAAGTTGTCGCCCGCAGGCGGCTAAAGTTAATTCTTTTGGTGTAACACCTCTCTAGTGAGAGATGGTGTTTATCCTGGGAGTTTGGTCCCTAATCTCCATGAGCGCATGGCCCAATACACTGGAGATAAATTCTTTTGTCCTTGTACTTTTTTTAAAGTGGCACCATGACGTGCCATAAATGATTTTCTATTTTTGGGATTATCTCTTTTGATAGACATATTAGGGTCACCAAAAGAAACTTTTTTGATTTTATCGTTACTCTTGTCTCTAACATAAACCATATACTTTTTGTTAGAGTTAGGGTTCCTCATAATTTTATTAAGAGGTTTACCTTCGTTAGACATTATTTCTTTTTCTTATCTTTCCAATTATTTTTCATTGCCTTATAGGCACTTTTAGAAATGGTAGAATTTTTCTTGCTTCTACTAATACCTAGTTTTTTTCTTCTATTAATATTTTCTACTAATGACATTTTTAAGCCTTCTTTATTTTTAATTTGTTTCTACGTGCTGCAGCAATAACATCACCTCTAGTGACTTTGTTTTTATCACCGTACATTGCAGCTAGTTTTTTGTTCTTATCGTGTTTTCCATAGTGTCCTGGCATATTATTTCTTTGGCTTTGGTTTTCGTTTAGTTCCGTAACCCATAGCTACTCCTTTTTTAATTTACCTGCTACTTTCTCTGCACTACGTCCTACTGTGTAGCCACCTACACCAATAGTCAGTAAAGTCCATAAAGCATCAGGAAGTTCTAGTAATATTCCCCATCCAAAAAATGCATTGGCATAAGGAACTAATAAATAGTTGTTAGCTACAATCATAACCACTACTAACATTAATAATGGTCTCCAGTTTCTAGCTAACCAACTTTCACTTTTAGCTTCTGCTAAAATGATGTTTGCAGCAGTGGAGAGTTCTTTCATCTCCCCTGCCATAACTTGTTGTTGAATGTTTGATTTTATTTTTTCACGCTCCTCTTTACTATCAATGGCTTTATCTACAGTTTTAAATAAAGCACCAATAATGGGAGAAGCAGCGCCTAATAATTGTATCATTACATTACATTTGAGCGTTTAATCTTGGCCTCTACTGTACTTCTATAGTGTGTATCGTTTTGATATTTAGGGTCATTAATAGCTTTAATAACTTCTGCTGTTGACCTAAAGACATCACTATTTTGATTTGCGTTTTGACCTTGCATTAAATTTGGTTGAATACCGAATTGTGCATCATACTGAGCACGTAAACCTTTGACTGCAAAAGTAGCAGCTTCTACGCTACCCTTTTCCATAATGTCATTAAAGTTTGATTGCTCGCTTTCAGAAAGATTTTTACCTGCCCAATCTGTTAAGGCTGTATATTTTTCTTGGCCACCTGCAGCTTGATAAATACTTTGAACGGTAGCATCTGCTAGTGCTTGTTGACCTTGGATATAGCTATCAACTAAATCTTTATTTAATCCTGAAGCAGCAAGTTTTTCATAACTGCCATCTGACAGTGTTCCATTTTCTGCATACTCATTATAATAAGGGTCTAGTGATAAACCTGTAGCTTGTTCTACTTGTTCTTGTGATGGTTGCTCTTCCGGTTGACCAGAAGACATTTTCTTTTCTAATTCTGAATAGGCACTTGCCATATCTTCTGCAGAATTAAATTTTTCAGGAAGCCAACTAGGACGCTCGGAAGCCTCAGTAGTTGTACTTTGTGATGTGGATGCTGTACTCGCTGTATTATTAAGTACATCATCATTGATTGTTACTTTATCTACCATTATTGATTTTCTCCTTGTTGAGATTGATTAACCAAGTCAGCAACCTGATTAGGGTCAATGTTTTGTGCTGCTTGTGTTAGTTGTTGTTGAGCCATTTCCTGTTGTATTTGTTCTGGTGATTTAATTAAACCATCAGGGTCAATACCTTCTGAAGTTGCTAAACGTTTAATAGCATCAGGAATGTTCACAAACTGTTCTATAACTTGTGGACCTAATGTTTGAGCAAGAGTAGATAGGAAAGATATTAATTTATTTCTATCGTTACCTCGCCCTAATGCTTCTAAGCCCGTAATAATGGATGGTTGAACAGTATTCTTAGGTAGCTGTGGTAGCTTACCTGACTTCTCCATCATTCTGAGTTTTCGCATAATAAAAGGTAGCTGAAACTCTTGTGATAAAATGGAGTAAACACCGCCTAAAGATGACTCTAATTCGGCAGCCATCAGGCGTATTTCTTCTGCTGTTACTCTTTCTGCATCTCTTGTTACGGAAGCATTAAGTAGAAAAGCGTATTGTAATCGCCCTTCTATCTTGTTCATAGCGTCATAAGCTATTCTGAAATCTGCAAATTTATTTAACTGTAAAACAGAAACATCATTTGCGGAACCTTCTATAATTGCACCATTCGGTGACTCAGCTAACTTTCTTGCTCTTGTAGTACCGTTAGGTGATACCATAAATAAAACTTTAGATGCAGCAGCAGAGCCTTCGACAATCGCTTTCGTTAATCCTTCAAGCGACTTCAAGTCTCCAAAATATTCCTCAACAAAACCACGACCATAGTCTTCTCCATCTACTCTATTCCAACGAAGAGGTATATAGGGAGACGCATCTAACGGGAAAGTTCCTCGAGATTTAGGAACTTCTATTCCTTTTATCTCTTGGTAAACATGAAACTTATTTTTATCTCGATAAATGTAAGTGTATAAATCTACACTTTTTTCATCAGCATCTAATCTTGGTTCTATAGCTTGTTGTAATTCTGGCTCTAATGTATTTGGTGATAAACTTTCTTTTGTAATAATTTCTTTAACATTACCCATAGGGTCACGTTTACAAACAAATCTCTCTAATGAAAAAACTCTAAGACCAGTATCAGCAACATAAAGTAAAACATTACCTGCAACTATTAATTGTTTTAGTGCTTCAAAGATTGCAACTCTATCTGCTTTAATTTCTATATCAGTCATTATTGCTTTCTCTATTTGAGATAAGCCTGACTCTATTTCTGTTTTTAAGTTTTGGTCCCCTTCTAAATCTTTAATAACAAAGTCATCTATCTTCATTCTAAAGAAAGGTGCATTAGGTGGAACTAAAGCAAGTAATAGTTTAGAAGCTAGATTGTTAACTCCTCTTGCTCCTATTCCTTGATATGGTGTCGGGTATTTTGTGACATTGCTAGAAGTCTTAGGAGGTATTAAAGTAGGAAGAGTAAGTTCTGAACTGTCTCTTGCTCTTTCTAAAAATACTTCACGATTAATAGCACAAGATTGATATCGCCCTTGAGCGGTACCAACGTATTCTTCATTCATAATTAGTTAGGTATTTGTACGCCGCTGTTATTGCCAGGCATTAAGGGTATTCTGAGCATCTTTCTACCAGTCTTACGTTCTGTACTA